GCTTCATTTTTAGTTGAAAGCACCCTACCAGCTTTTATTTCCATTATATCATCAGATTTTCCTGGCGCAGTTTTTCCAAAATCAGCATAGTGCTTTAGCAAATGCGCTTCCGCGCCTTCACATCCAGGCATACCAGAAGCACCTGTGCGTGATCCCTGCAGCGCGCCATATGCAGCAACAACACCTTTCCACACACATGCGTGATCGCCACTGGCCATGTGATGTGGTAGGGCATAGCTGGTTTTGTTTGTTGGATCACCACGAACGCAGGCGCACATTTCTTTAAGTGCTTCAACATCTGCAGCAGCAACCTGGCCTGGTCCATCCCACGCCTGTGTTTCTGGTGCAAGTGGTGTTTTGTGATATGGCAGCGCGCCTTTGTTTTCTATGCCATCACCTTTCACGTCAGTGTTTACTGCTTCAGCGTTGCTTGGGAATGTCACATTGGAAATTTCCATCAGTTTGACCTGTTGCAAATGGTTCACGCCTTCGTCATCTTTGAAAGCCTTTCCATTCTGCATACTGTAACCAATGCTGTTTCCATCAATGTCCTGATTTAACGCAGCTTCATAAGCATCTTTACCCCAAGAAGTTTTCAGATTGTATTTTGCCTGATACTTTAGGCCATAGTCATCTTCCCAAAGTTTGACAATACGACCTGTAGGGCGTTTATAATCGTGCTGCCAAAGGAATTTTATTTTCTTTGGATTTGCCAATGCTTCCTGGAAAGCGCCACGATCAACAACTTCTTTCTGGCTGTCTGTCACGCCATAAACTGAAGCATAACCTTCAACAAATCCTTTTTCATCTGGAACTTCAAGTGGCAAAGAATTGTCTTTATATCTCATTTCTGAATCTGTCATTTGATATAGCCACCACTATCTTTTAAAAATAAGTGAAATAAAAATTAGTGTCACGCATTCTATGTGTGAATTGCACACATATGCACTATATAATTTATTGGAAAAATGGCGTTAAATCGTAGAAACCAGCATGTCTGGTGGTAACTATATACTTTTCAATTATATCCTTACACCACATGCCATTGTGGCCTTCCATCACGTGCATCATAAATTCGAACCAGGGAATAAACGCGCAACGATTGTGCGCACCTTTGCTTTTGATTTCGACAACCAAGTATGCGTTCCTGCCGCTGCGCGTGAAATAATCATCCAGGGCAAATATCTGGTGCGTGCCGTCTGCCGTGTAGTGAAAATTTGATGTCCAGTAAATTTTCTTGGCGCTGGTTGATTTGCATTCAAACCCAAAGTGGCCAATTGGACTGTCAATAATTACATCACACGGCTGCTTATAGTATCGCTGTTGTGGCCAGCGTCTGACATCTGCAGGAATGTCTTTAATGCGAAAATAGTTTTCAAACGATTTGACAATGCTGCGTTCAAAGTTCATTTGATTGCTTCAAACTGAATTCCATGATCGCCAGGATATGGTTTTGTGTGATCGTTCGCGCCACGCAGAATGTCTGCAGGAATTGCATCAAACGCTTTGCACTTCCTAAAGGAAATTCGATTGATGCACGTGTTGCAACTGGCAAACACCATTCCTGTGTCGGCAATAAATTTGTCCATTGTCATAGTGATATAGGAACAGCTTTTATAAGTCTGCTTCCATCAGGTTGTAATTCATTTGACAAAATTCTAAATGCTGTGCCGTGTTGAAACACAACTTCATCTTCTTTTTCTTCGTAAACCAAAATATCTGGAAGTATGTGTGGTTTCGTTTCGCCTGGTTGTATTTGGAATAAGAAATTTGACTTTGGATTTCCACTCAAAAACAAATCAGTTTTTGCTTCATCTGCAGTTGCTGATGTAAATGCTTTGTCAGAATAAACATCATCTGGTTTCAAATTGTTCAATTCTGTCCACAGTGGTTCTGCTTCTTTATCAAATGGCCTGCTGTCTGCAGGAAATGCGCGAACACCACGATATGATTCACCATTGTATTCTGGCAGTTTTTCCAACGGTTCTGCAAACGCATCAACACGTGCCTGCTGCTCTTCTGGACCATTCCAATCCAACGTTCCATCGCGCAGAAAACCATTCAATGCGCTGTAGCTGTCTTTATTCATCCAACCATCAATTGCTGCTTTTTCTGGTTCATCCATTCCGTTGAAAATGTTGGTTGCCGCATCCTGTCCATCAGAATATGAATCGAAACCGCCACCTGTCAGTGCTGCTTCTGGCGCTTCTTCTGCAGGCGCTTCAGGTGGCGCATAGCCAATACAGCACCGGCAGTTCACAGCTTCGCCTGGCCAGTGCGTGCCGTCTGCACAATCAAAGCCATCATCCTGGTCATAAGGTATTTGCGTGCCGCCAATTCCTTCTGGTGCATCTTTGTGTGCAGTGCGCACCTTATCATCATCTGTATTAATCCACACGAAATCAAGATGGCTGCCAGCGTCTTTGCCCTGCTGAATCGTGGCCTGATTGAATGCATCAACAGTTTCGCTTCTGGCAATACGCTGTGCGCGCCAGGTTTCCATATCGTCACCAAAGCAATCCTTCACACGCGCTGTGGTTTTGTCCATTGATTCACCTTCTTCAGCGCCGCCAAAGATTGCATTCTTCAACATATCTTTTGTTTCGTCAGCAATTCCTTTGATTTTATCGCCAGTTTTGCTGGCCATATATTTTGCCACATATGCCAACCACGCGTTGGCCTTCTGTTCGTGTCCACCAAAATTTTCTGTTGCAAAAGTGTATGCGCTGCTGCCTGCGCTTTCCCAAATGCGCCTGATCATTAAGCGCATCAGTGGATCGAAAGAATCAACTGCGTTGTTGACTTCTTCAATTCCTTTTGGAACTGCTGCCATCACTGGCTGCTGCATCTGGTGGAATGCGTTCTGCACTATCTTTTCAGAAAAAGGAAAAAAACGATCGCGCCTTTTGGACAGTGCGCGGTAATAGCGCCTTTGCTGTTTCTTATCGCGCAGGTCATATGCCATCGTATCTTCCACGCGTCAGCATCAAAACTGCTTTTTTATCACCTTTCATTTCGTGCAGTTTTATGTGTTCGTCTTTTGGTAAGCATAGAAGGTTTGATGGATCAGAATTAAATATATCTTTATCTTTGTGGTGTATGTGGTAGCCTGCAGGAATTGTGACTTTAAAATGCTGTTCCCACGTTCTGCGATAATCAGGATGCCTGCGCACAGGAACATCTTCTGGAACATCAACAAATTCTGGAACCAGTGCATATTGATTCATTCCCTGATTATACACTGTTACCATTCCCACACGGAAATTACGAAAGGGACATCTTTGCTTTGATTTCAGCAATTGTTTGCATCAGTGCTGCTGCAGGTTCTGGCGCTGCAGGTGGCGTGTTGCCATTCCCTGGCGGAGAGCCAACGCCAGGTGGTTTTTCTGCTGGCGGAGTAACAGCAGGCGTGGCTTCAGCGCCACCTTTTCCGGTGTCAACAGTTAAAAGTGCAGTGGGTTCCAGGAACACTTCACAATCTGGCCTGGCTTCAAAGCCCACATCTTCACGCATTTCATTCACAGTGATGATTCTGTTTTTAACTAAATCAGCGAGCCATGCAGCTTTCGTGGCCAGGTCATCCTGCAGAACTGTGATATTTTCCAGATCTAGTTCAAATTTATAATCTGTTCCATAGTCTGGCGCTAGAAAGTGATTAAGACCATCAATAACTTTTCCCATTAGCGGCAGAATGCTGCGCGTGTAAACCTGCCGCATTGCCTGGTCCTGATTTTCATAAGTGGCCTGGCCAAACAGCAGTTCCTTTGGTATTCCGAGAGCCATACAGATTTCGTGCGCAGACAGGTCCATGACTGTTGCCCAATCCATGTCTTTGGGACTGCCAGAAAGTTCCTGGAAATCACGAACGCCATCAAGCAACGCATATCTGCCAGCACTGGAAGCGCCAGCGTGCTGTAGAACGTTATCTTCAATTTCTTCCTGCTGGTTTTCTGTCAATGGTGCTTCACCAAAGAATACGCCACCCAAACCAACAGTGTTTTCAAGCTTTGCCTTATTCCATTCACGTGCAACGTTGTTAAGAAAGTTGCTGCTGGTTGCTGCCTCTGCTGGCGAAACGCCATCAAGATTGTTGACAGGATCAACCAGTGTGCTGTGCAGGACTTCTTCAGGTTGATAGGTTATTGTGTCCTGCGTGGTTTCGTTTGGAATATATTCATAGTGGTCAACGCCACCAGTGTCATTTGGATAAACCTTAACTTTATCAGGGCGCAGCAACTGCAATTGGTTGTTTGGTTTCGCTTTGTGAACAAACGCGTTGCCAGTAAGTATCAAATGCAGCAACCAGGTTTCCTGGAAGTCATGCCAGTTCTGTTCGTCAGATGGCCAATCCAAAATCTGATTCATTGGGTGGCCTTCCACATCTGTCCAGGTGGTTTTTGTTTCACCTTCATTTGATGGATCTGGAACCATTGTTTTCTTAACAACGCCAATATCAATATCACTGGCGCTGTCAATCAACAGTCTGCACCCTCTGTAAAAAATAGGGTTCGTGCTGTAACCTTCAATGGCCATTGCCATGAAGTCCCTGCTGATCTGGATTGGTTGGCCAGGCGTGACGGTTATAATGCGCTGCTGGAAGTTGCCGCCACCAATTCCACCACCACCATATTGCTGATTAATCAGCGAGCCAAGAATATCTTTCACTCTAGAAGGAAAGCTTTTCTTTGGCGTTATGATTTTATACGTCTGTGTTTTATTAACTCGTTGTGCCATTTGAAATCATCACTGTGTTGTTAAGATGAACGTGGCAGGCAGCGCAGGTTGTTGTTGCGTCAAAATATGTTTTCCACACAAAGAAACCAACCACTGCGAAAGAAAAGGAAATAGCCAGAATAAGAAGCGCCATCACTAAGTTCCACTGCCACCTTTTAACCAAAATCGGCATATGTGTTTATTCCTGTCGTTATGCACTATTTGGTTTGCGCATATGCATTATGTCAGCCACATCTTCCTTTTGTGCATCGCGCCATTTCTGCAGGTCAAAGTCTTTCATTTCTTTATATACGCATTTGCCATTCTTTGCAACCACGATGCATATATGATGTTCGCCTGGCTCGCCCTGAATAACCCAATACCTGCCGTCTGGCACAAACCATCTGAAATGGTCGCTGTCAATCCATCCGTGTTCATACACTGTGGACATATCAACATCTTGTGCAAACCCACGTTCGTCTGTAGATTTTTTTACCACTCTAAACAGCACAAGTGGCGCTGCCTTCACGTGTATAATCAGTTCTGCAAACTTCTTTTCTTTCGTCAACCATATTCCAATCGTTGCGATTGTCGCTATTACTTCAAGATATGATACATTCATTTTTTATCTCACCACCTAATCATTCAATCAGCCACCTGGCTTTCTGCCAATCATCTTCTGCATACTTGTTTATAGTTTCCTGTCTGCATTTAGCGTGAACAACCCATATGTTTGTGTATGCAATCTTATCCGAGCCTTCCACGAACGGGGATTTGAAAAATGGCGCACGATATTCACCTGCAGGAATGACTTGATTGCAGATGCTGCAAATGAATTCAGGCTTCAGTATGATGTTCTGGATCACTGCAGAATGGTCACGAACGTATTTATCAAAGTGATGGTTGCCTTCTGTCGCGCTGCGTTCCATTTCCCACGCAAT